CCGCCGCTGATCGTTTTCGTTGCGGCGCGGCTTGAGAAAGAGATCGGCGGGCGCCTCAGCAATGCGCAGGAGGCCGCGAAGCGTTGCGCAGCGGAGTGCCGACAGAGGATCGGCGGCGCCTACATGTACGTGTCACGCGGTTCGACGGTGAAGCGCGCATCACGTGATCAGCAGATCTGGCGCGCCTTTACCGGCGCGAACTACCGGGCGCTGTCGAAACAGTTCGATCTGAGTGAGATGCGAATCCGGCAGATCGTCGCGCGGGAAAGGGAACGGCGCGCGCAGGGGCGCGGCGGCTGACGGCCACAACAGAGAGACGGAGATGAGCTTGATGAAGAAGATTTTCGGCGCAGACAAGGCGCAGGACGCGAAGGCGGCGAGAACGCCGGAGACGGCAAAGAACAAGGCGCTCGGCGAGCTGCGCAGCCGCATCGACCAGATGCAGCGTTCCGCAAAGGGCGAGCATTCGAGAGCGCACCAGGTGGAGCGGGAAATCGCCTCGCTGAAGCAGCAGCGCGTGACGCGGATCTCACTGGCGCGGGTGGAGGGCAAAGAGCCCTTCACGGAAGACCTGGACGAGAAGCTGCAGGTGCTTCGAAGCCAGATCGAGGATGCAGCGGCGGTTGAAGCGTCGCTTGCTGAGATGGCTGCGACGGAGGCGCTGGCGCTGAATCACGCCGTTTTCGAGGCGCGAAAGGAGCTTTCTGCCGAGCTGGATGCGCGGCTTGCCGAGGCGGCCGAACGTTACAACGCGCTTGCGCAGGCGACCGCAAAGGCGGCCGTGGATCTGTGCGCGCTGCGCGAAGTGATGATCAAGGTCGGCGCGGGCAATTCGAACGGTGTGGACATCGGGGTGATGCTGCCGCGAGCAACGCCCGGCGAGGCCCGCGCGGTTGCGCCGTTCTTCGCCTTTGCCGACCGAGAATGTGCTGCTGCCCTGATGCGGCGTAGCGATGAGATTGCACACGAGCTGACCAGCGTCGGATTCGTGCTTTGAGGAGAGTGGAGATGCTGAAGGAACGTGTGGATATGAAGGCCAAGCGGCTTGACGAGATTGCAGCGCGCGGGGCGGCCTTGCAGCGGCACGCCACAACCATGGGGGCGGCTGCGGCGCTGGCGCGCGGTTTCGGGAATAGCCTGGCGGACGTGATCGGCAAGCCGGCGCCGCCCTTCGGTATTGGCGACAGCAAGGGCGCTCGCCTGCTCGAGGGGGTGATCTCCGGGGAAGGCAGCGTGCGTTCTCTGCGCGATGCCTACGTGATGATGACCGGCGACAAGCGGCTGACGGGCAAGCTGGAGAACTGCAATCAAGGGAGCCTCCTGGAGTTCTGCACCGACGAATCGTTCCGAGTGACGGAAGCGATTTCGACGACCGGGTTCGCGAACGTGCTCGGCGCCGCTATGAATCGGCGGATGCTGAGCTACTACACCCAGATCCCTATGCTGAGCGCGTGGCGCAAGCTGGTGCAGGTGACTTCGATCGAGGACTTCAGGACGCACCGTCGCGTCAAGGTGGGCGGCTACATCAACCTGCCGACAGTGAGCGAGACCGCAGGCTACAACCCGCTGACCTCGCCAGATGAAGAGGGCTACGAAATTGCGGTGACCAAGCGCGGTGGAACCGAGTCCATCACGCTCGAGGCGATCGTCAATGATGACGTGGGCTTCGTGCGCCAGGTGGTGAAGGAGCTGGCGCTGTCGGCGGCACATACGCTGTTCGAGTTCGTGTTCGATTTCCTGAGGAACAACCCGGTCGTCTATGACGGTATGGCGCTGTTCGGCATCGGTCGGGGCAACCTGGGCAGCGCGGCGCTGTCGCTGTCGGGCCTGTCGGGCTCCTACAACGCGCAGAGGCGATTCGAGAACGCGGCGCTGAACAAGCGGGCTTACATCAGGCCGAAGTTCATCGTGGTGCCGCTTGATCTGGAAGAGACGGCGTTCAACGTGCTGCAACGCAATTTTAACCTGGACAAGACGTTCATCCAGACGCGCGGGCTCGAGGTAGTGCCGGTGCCGTACTGGACGGATACCAATGACTGGTGCCTGGCCGGCGATCCGATGGCGCACCCGACGATCGAGCTTTCCTTCTTCGGGGGCCGGGAAGATCCGGAGCTGATCCTGGGCGACATGCCGAATGCGGGGAGCCTGTTCAGCAATGACCAGGTGACCTACAAGATCCGCCACATCTACGGCGGCGCCGTGGCCGATTGGCGGGCCTTTTACAAGAACGTGCCCTGATCGGGAAAGCGAGGCTGAGATGGGGATTTTCTCAGGGCTGAAGCGCCTATTCGCTTCCGAGGTGCAGGAGGCGAGCGCGGATCAGGTTCGTTTGACCGAGGCGAGCGGGCAGACGGTCGACGCGGATGATGATCTGTGGCGGCGCCTGACCGGGGACGACGAGCGCGAGCTCGATCCGCTGTCTCAGGAGCGCATGCGCAACGTGGCGGTGTATCTGTGGGACGCGAACGTGATCGCGAACCGGATCGTGGAGTTGCCGATTGCGTACATCCTGGGTGAGGGCGTGCGACTGACGGCGAAGGATGAAGCCTGGCAGAGCGCGCTGGATGGCTTCTGGCGCCACCCGATCAACGCCATGGACAAGAAGCTGCCGATCAAGGTGCGGGAGCTGTCGCTCTATGGGGAGCAGATCTGGCCGGTCTTCGTGAATGAGTTTTCCGGACAGGTGCAGCTCGGCTACATCCATCCTTCTCGCTTAAAGGAGGTCGTGGTCGACCCGCACAANCCGGAGCAGCCTNTCGGCCTGATCGTGAGCAANGGGGCTCTGGGGGGCGACTTGCGGTATCGGGTCGTTGTGAATGGCCCGGAGTCGCTCTTTACTGAGCGCACACNNGCCCTTCGAGAGACCTTCACCGATGGGCAGGCATTCTACTTCGCGGTGAATACGCTCTCGACCACGCGGCGCGGGCGCTCTGACCTGCGGGCGCCCGCAGATTGGCTGGACGCGTATGACCAGTTCCTGTTCGGCGAGCTGGAGCGCTACAACTTCCTGCGCGCTTTCGTGTGGGACGTGACCATTCAAGGCGCCGACGAGATGAGGATTCTCGAGAAGGCCAAGAAGATCAAGGCGCCGACGCCGGGAAGCGTGCGAGTGCACAACGAAACGGAGATCTGGAAGGCCGAGACGCCCGACCTGCAGGCCGCTGACACCAGCAACGGCGCGCGCCTCTTTCGCAACCATGTGCTCGGCGCTGCAAGTATCCCGGAGCATTGGTTCGGCGGTGGTGGTGACGTGAATCTGGCAACGGCTGCGGAGATGGGTGGCCCGACCTACAAGATGTTCTCCATGCGTCAGCGCGAGGTGCGGCACATGCTTGAGGAGGTCGGCCGCTTCGTCATCCGCCAGGCGATCATCGTGAAGGACGAGAGCGAGCCGGACTGGATCGATCCGCGCCTCCAGGTGCAGGTCGTGTTCCCGGAGATGATCCCGACCGATACGACCAAGTACGCTGCCGCGCTGGCGCAAGTGGCGGCGGCCTGCGTGACCGCGATGGAGGCCGGCTTCCTCAGCGAGGAGGCTGCGGTCAATTTGCTGGCGACAGTGGCGGGACGCTTGGGGTACGAGCTGGACCCGGCAACCGAGCTGAAGGCTGCGCGCAAGCGCAAGAAGGCGCAGGCCGAAGCGGACGCATTCCATGAGCCGGACCTGGACGCCGATGCGGAGACGCCGGAGAAGGTGGCGTCATGATCCGGATCGAGTTCGAAGACCGCGAACTGAGCCAGTTGCGCCGGGCGATCGAGAAGGCGCCGGAGATCGTACAGGATGAGCTGATGCGGTGGGGTTGGGAGACGGGCGCGCGGCTGCAGGGGCAGGTTCTGCAGCGCACGCCCGTGCGTACCGGGTCGCTACGCAATTCGATCCAGGCGGGGCTGTCCGTTGTGCCACTCAGCATCGGCGGCGTGCAGGGTGCGGGTGAGTTCGGTGTTGAACGGCTGCCGGGTGACCGGATCGGTGTGAAGGTGCCTGCCAGTGGCGGCGTGGGCGTTTCGGTGATCATCGGCAGCAATGAGCAGTACGCGCCGGCGGTGGAGCTTGGCACCAAGCCGCACAAGATCAGGGCGAAGAACGCCAAGGCGCTGGCGTTCCAGGGGGCCAGCGGCAAGGTGTTCGCCCGCGAGGTCAATCACCCTGGAACGGCGCCCACGCGGATGTTCGGCGATGCGCTCGATGCAAGCGAGGGGGCGATCACGGCTTCGGTGCGTGGATTGCTCGATCGCATCATGGAGCGGGTGTTCGGGGGCGCGGCGTGAGCGCTGCCGACGACAACCGGATCTACGGGGATGCGCTGCGGCGTCGATCGCGCATCGTTCAAGACACCGCCGCCGAGNTGCAGCGCATGCTGCAGGAGGCTGAGCGGCGCATCCTGAGCATCCTTGACGGACAGCCAACGGAGTTCGAGCGCTGGCGGTTGTCTGCGGTGCTGGCCGAGGTGCGCCNGGTGCTCGATGAGATCGGGCGTGATGCCGGGGCGGTGACCGCCATTACGGGAACGCAACTGACGACGGAGGGCGTGCTTCTGGTCGATACCGGGCTGCGCGTCGTGAGGCTGGCGCCGCCGCCGATGATCGATACCCCGCTGCTGCTGGCGATGCGCGAATTCATGACCTCGAAGATCGAGGGCATCACGCTTGAACTGGTCGATGCGATCAACACGCGGCTGGCGCTGGTCGTGACTGGCGCGCTTGACCGTAACACGGCGCGCCGCGAGATCGCGCAGCGCCTGGGAATGACGATGCGGCGGGCACAGGGCGTGCTCTACAACGAGACTGCACGGATCTACGCCAACGCGGCCCGCCTGCGCATGGAGCAGGTAGAGGCGGCCTATCCGGGGGTAATGCGCAAGAAGTGGGTGCGCTCGAAGGGGCGCGCCGAACCGCGCGTGAATCACCGGGTGATTCATGGCCAGGTGCGGGAGATCGGCAAGCCGTTCGATCTGACGACGGAGAAGGGAACGCCCTTGCAGATGATGTCGCCGCACGACCCGGCGGCGCCCATCGGGGAGACGATCAACTGCGGCTGCGTGATGGTGATGGTGCCGGCCGACGACAGCCCTTATGCCAAATACTGGAAGGGCGTCGAATCCGATCCCGATGAGGAGCGAGGCGGAATGGAACGGTTTCGGGAATCGACCCGGCTGGAGATTGTTGAGGAGGTGTCGAGGTGAGCGAAGAGACGACGCAGGAAGCGTTTGATGATGGCCCGTATCACCAGCTGGCGGCGCTTTTCGGGGCGCGGCACCAGGTGTGCTTGTCGGTTGGGACGATCGAGATCGAGCCGATGACGCTGAGACGGTTCCCCACGTTCATGCAGTGGTACGCACGCGCGGACTTTTCGGGCGAGGAGATCGGCCCTGAGGCAGAAGAGGCGAACGCGCGCGTGTTTGAGATGCTGACCGGGTGCAGNCACGATTGGCTCAGTGCGCTGCCTGAAGACGATCTCAAGCANGTCGTCATGCANGTGTTCGAGGCGAATCCAACCCTGTTCAAGAAGAACGGNGCAGATGGTGGGCCGGCTTCGATCGGCGGTATTGATGTGCGCGAACAGGAGAAGGCGCTGTGCGTGGCGGTTGCGCAGCTTATCGAAGCCGGACACCGCCTAAGGGACATCGAGGGCTACACCCTTCACCAGTTCGAGATCCTGAGTCGTGCACACGCCCGCCTCGCTGCCGAGCGGCAGATCAACTCGCTGGTGGCGGCTCGCGGCGGGCAGGTTGAGGTGAAGAGCTTCCAGCAGATCATCGGGCAATTGCAGAAGGACATCGCGTCGCTCTGACCGCGCGAGGGAAACCATGGCCACACGAAGCGGGTACGGGGTATCGATCGGCGTCAACGTCGATGCGAGCAAGGGCGTAAAGGGCTTCCGCGAGATCGAGGGCGGCGCGGGCACTGCGGAACAGGCAATGAAGCGCCTGTCTGGGCAGGCTCGCGTGTCCGGCGCCGAGATGGATCGTGCGTTCGCGGGACGTGTGTCGCTCGATCCGTTCACGGCCTCTGTGGCGCGTGCGACCAATGGCCTTGGCGCTCTGGCAACACGGCTGCGTAGCATCCCGGCAGCGCTGGGGCGTTTCGCCGGGATTGCGGGGCTCGGGGCCGGTGGCCTGGCTGCCGGTGTGCTTGCGATTGCCAAGGCCTCCGCGAACGCAGCCGAAGAGATCGGCGGCATGTCGCAGCGCACGGGCGTGGGTACCGAGTCGCTTTCCAGACTGGCCTATGCGGTTCGTGTAACAGGCGGTGCAACGGGCGACCTGGAGAGCGGACTGCAGTCGCTGTCCAAGAACATGCAGTCGGCCGCACGCGGCGGGACGGCTTCGGCCACCATGTTCGACCAGCTCGGCATTGCCGTGACGCGCTCAGACGGTTCCTTGCGGGGCGCGGATGAGGTGTTTGCCGATGTGGCTCAGCGCCTGTCCGAGCTGCCCAATGGCGCGACGAAGACGTCGACCGCCATCGCCTTGCTCGGCAACTCCGCCGAGAAGCTGATTCCGGCACTGAACCAAGGCAAAGAGGGGCTTGCGGCCCTGGCCAACGAAAGCGACCGCGCCGGCCAGACGATCAGCGAATCGGCTGCCGCGGCCGCTCGGGAGTTCAACGCGAACCTCCAGCGGCTGGAGGAGCTGGCCAACGGGGTGGCGATTCAGGTCGGCAATGCCCTGATCCCGGCCATTAACCAGCTCGCGGCGGATTTCCTGAGGGCGCGTGAAGCCGGGCTTTCGTTTGGCCAGGCGCTGTTCAATATCGGCCTGTCGAACCCCTTCAAGAGTGCCGAGGAGCAGGTCAAGTCGCTCGGCGAAAAGCTCGTCGAGCTGAAGCGGCGGCGTGAGGATGCGCTCGGGTTTGTCGGCGGTAGGGCCGAAGCGAGCGCGGTACTTCCCCAGATCGATGCGGAGATCGCGCTTCGGCAGCGNGAGCTGGCGTACTGGGAGTCGAAGGTTCGAGAGGCGCAAGGNGCGCCCGATACCACGGATGCCGAGAACCGNGCCGAAGAGCGGCTGAAGATCGAACAGCAGCTCAGTGGCGAGATGGCGCGCCTGGACAAGTTGCGCGAGACNGCNGCGGCGAACGCCACCAAGGAAGAGATTCGCGGCGCGGAACGGCTTCGCGATGCCTTGCGCGAGGCCTGGCGCGAAAGCACCGCCGCCGCGCGCGAGGCACGCAACGAAGCCGCCGCGTTCTTCCGTGAGGCTGGACAGGCGGCCAGCCAGCGCAACATCGAAGCCAATCGTATCGATGCTGCCAGCCCGGAGCCACAAGGAGGCCTTCGCGGATTCGACAATTCGAAGTCGGCCGGAACCCTTGTCTCAGAGGCCGAACGAGCTGCCCTGTTCGCCAAGAACGCAGCAATCGACGGGCGTTCGGATGCGGTCCGGAAGAATGCCGAGGAGGCTTTACGGCTCTCTGAGGAGGCCGCCGCTTATCTGCGGAACATGGGTGATGACCCTGGCGCAGCGGCATTCCTGCGCCGGCTTGGCGAAGCCGAGAAACAGGCCTTGGAGGCGCAGGGCAAGCAGCGCGAGCAAGAGGCCGCCGCTCAGGAGTCGGCGGCGGATGCCATCGAGTCCCAGATTCAGGCGGCCGAGCAACGGATTCAGGCGCTGAAGACCACGCTGGCCGAGCCTGTCAGTATCGCTGCCGATATCTCGCAGGCGGAGCAACAGATCGAGGCGTTGAAGACCCGCCTGGATGCCCTGCAGGACCGTACCGTGACGGTTACGGTCAACACGATCGAAACGAATACGCCCGGAGCTGACGAGCCGCCCGGCTTCTGGTCCGGTGGCCATGTGCGCGGCCCTGGCACCGGAACCAGTGACAGCATCCTCGCGCGCCTGTCGAACGGGGAATACGTGCTTCGCGCCGCCGCTGTGCAGCGTTATGGGCTTTCGTTTCTCAACAGCATCAACCAGCTCCGGATGCCGCGCTTTGCCGGTGGTGGGCTGGTCTCTTCGACCTCGAGCCTGGCGCGCTCGCCTCTGATGTCAGTCGCAACTGCACCGGGCCGCCCCGGCGGCACGCCGATTAACCTCGACTTTGGCTCGCTTGGGCGCTTCGAAACTCATGCCGAGCCGGATATCGCCGCTGCTATCGTTAAGGTCTTTCGCGCCGCTGCTCTGCAACGAGGGCGCAGGCGGTAGTCTCCTCGCCTGGCCTCCCTTGCGCCTTTCGAAATTCCGTTTCGTTGCGCTAAAGCCCTTCGGCCGTCATTTATCGTGCATTTTTGCTTTAAGTTTTCGCGGCGCGCTTCA